GTTTTTACTATGGCTGCCAACTTTGGAACTTTGGCTTTAGGAAAATTTAAAGCAGCTTTAAAAGCAGCAAAACTTGCAATGATATCAAATCCTATAACGGCTTTGGCGGTAGCTGCGGCTACGGCTGGAGTAGTAATGGCAGAATATTTTGGATTATTTGACGATGGTCAACAAGAATTAGATGAGTTTGGAAGAACTGTAGAAGAAGCTGCACAAGCACAAAAAGATTACGATGATGCGGTTAAAGATGTAAATAAGTCTATGCAGAAAAAATTATCTATTCTTCTTGCAACGTCTGAAGCAGAAAAGTTTGCTATTGAAAATGGAATCAAACTAGCAGACTTAGACCAAGAACTTTTTAATAGAATTGAAGATATAAATAGAGCCAGAGCAAAAGAAAAAGAGTTTACTGACCAAATACAAAGAATTTATAAAGCATCTACTTTTGCTAAAATAGAAGAAACTAAAGCTTTAATAGATAATATAGAGTTAAGAGCAATGAGCATAGGGTTGACAAATCAAGAATCTATAGCTTACGATGCATTGATATTAAAATTAGAAGAATTAAATAAAAAATACAACGACAATGGTCAAAATTTTAAAGACAACTCTGAGGAAGAATTTAACGTAATATCCGAAAGAAAAGCCTTAGTTAGCGATTACATGAGCTTTGCAATGGAAGCCGCACAACAAGAAATAGATTCTATAAGAAATGTAGCACAAGCAAGAATTGATGCAATAAATGAAACCATGAATTTTGAATTAGATTCTTTAAGACAATCTACTGCATTCAGGCTTGCTAATGACAAACAAAAAAGAATAGCAGAAGAAAAAATTAGAAAAAAAGCAAAAAATGAAGAAAAGAAAATTAAGGCTGAAGCCAATGAAGATATTAAAAAACAATTTAAACTTCAAAAATTATTAAGAGCTTCTGAAACAATTATGAATACTGCACAAGCTATTATGAAAGTAACATCTCAAACTGGAGTATTTGCTACACCTTGGATTGCTGCTTATTCAGCATTGGGAGCTGCTCAGCTTGCTACTATTAGTGCTCAAAAAGCACCTACTATGAAATATGGTGGTCTTGTAGGAGGTCAGCCTCATAGCAGAGGAGGAACAATGATAGAAGCTGAAAGAGGCGAATTTGTTATGAGTAAATCAGCCGTTGATGCAGTTGGACTTGAAACAATGAACAGAATAAATGCTGGCGGCTCATCTGGAGATGTCAATATTTCTTTTGCAGGAAATGTAATGTCAAAAGACTTTATAGAGGATGAAGCTATTCCACAAATAAAAGAAGCCCTTCGTAGAGGTGGCGATATTGGAGTTGGTTAATGCTTAATTTAGAAAATAAATCTAAATTTCAAAGAGATATATCGTCTAATAATTTAACAATATATCCTTTAGCTATCATAGATGACGACATATATATTTCTACAATTAAAGAAACTATAATTGAAAGCGAAGACAATAATAATAAAATTGAACTTAAGGACTATGGTTTAAAAATTTCAAATATAAAAGAATCAATAAACATAAAAGACCATAGATTTAAAATATCTAATGTAACTTTGTCTCTTAATAATTACGCAATAAATAATAAAAGATTAAGCGATTTATTGGTTGACAAAGTAAACAAATCGGTTAGCATTTATTTTAAAACACAATCTTGCAATTACATATCAGATTGCTTGTTAGTTTATCGTGGAATAATCAAAAGATTTAGCCATGACGATACAAAGATAAATTTAATTTTAGAAGATTTTACAGATAAGGTAATTCATCAAGATTTACCTAAAGCTAATATGGGGTATGGAGGACATTGTTTAAATAAAGACCATATTAATAAGCATATCCCAATGACCTACGGAAAAGTAAAAAAAGCTCCGTTAATGCCTTACTTAACTTCAGCTAGTGCAGGAGATGTATCTAATATAAATTTAATTCCAGATGATGTTGGAGATGTTACTAATTCAGATAGAAAAATTGTTATCGGTGGGTTTTTTACAGAAACTGACAATACTGATAGCATGGATTTCTTAGACGAGGGTACTATTAACCCTTTAATGGTATATAAAGATGATTATTATAGAGTTTTACAAAATTACAACCCACAAGTTGATAGATTGCAATCAGGAGATTCAGGATACCCAGTACCAATACAGTATTCAATAGATAGCACTAGCAATTTTATTATAATGAATAAAGAATATTTAGCTGGGTATGCACAAAATTCAACATCAGTATCTGAATTGCAAACTGTTAAAGTTTTTTATCCAAGTCAAATTCAATTACTTTCTAGCGAAGAAGAAGTTGAGGTGGATGGTGCAGGAAACTCAAGCGTTCTTAATGTGTCTCCAGATGGAGGAATATTAAGAGCTGAGTCTGCTATAGATAATATAGACAATCCTTCATTTTTAAATCTTGAAGAATTTCAAAGTTATGCTCAAATTCCAAACAATCAACCTACAATAGAAAATTCACTTCAACAAATATACGATTTTTTACCTGAAGGAGCTTATGAAATAAATATGTTAAAGCCTTATGATACTATTTGGGATTGGGGCATTATAATGCCTGACGAAGAATATGACGAATCATCAGATGACATTTACAATGAATGGTTAGCTGTGCTTGGCGAAATTAGAAATAGAAATTATTGGGTTATGGCTGCAAATTGGCTTACAATTAATTCACACCATTTCCAAGGAAGATTAAGACTTATGCAATCTCCTACATCGACCATGATTAAAAATGATGCTTTTTTAAAAATAATTGAGATGGGACTTACAAATGGGAATGAAGATGAAAATTTTCTAAACAATGTAAATATTAGTCTTGAATACAATGTTGGCAATAACACGCTTACAGAAAATGATGAAGGATTTAAATTTAAACAATCTTGGGCTAATGCTTGTGGTTTAACAGGTGACGAAATGAGTAGTTTTAATGACTTTGCATTAGGAGGACATGGATTATATACTATGCCAGAATTTAATTATTTTGAAAACAACTATCAATCAAAAACAGAAGTTTATGTTGGTCAATTTAGCAATTCATACATACCTGACAATGTGCAAAGAATTTTTAGCGGAACAATTACAGGTTTGCCTTGTTATGCTCCTCAAGTAATACATAAAATTAATTGCATAGAAGACCACGAAAATAATCCAACTAATATTAAAACTATATATGTAGGGCAATGGAATGAAACTACAATGGGAGATGTTGAACTAGACGAAGGAGAGGTTTGGATAAATGTTTTTAATCAGGAAGATGGCATAAATTACCTTTATGAAAGAAATGATTTTTGCAGCTTTTTTCCAACTTCACAAAGACTTAAACAATATTTTAGCAACAACAGCAGGGGTAATATAAAAGCTAACTTTTCATCTATATGGAATGGCGTGCCTACAAATTCATATATAAAAAATGGTGCTACTGTAGAAATGCCTGAAGATGAAGGAGGTGTGTCTAATGAAGAATTTGAAGACGGTTATGGAAATATAATGTTAAATTGGGAGGGCACGTTACAAAGCGATTTATTTACAAAGGTTGTCGGAGGCGGTTCTTGGTGTATATATATAGAGGAAGACATACTTGCAGGAGAGGTTTTTCGAAAAATAGATGAATCTGAATATATAGGAGAATATTATAATAATTCAACTTTAACGCATTACAAAAAAGGAACTATCATTCCTTTAACTCAAATGGACTGGAGAACAACAGGAAGTTTTCCAAACAATACTGTTTTACATGGAAGAAATTGGTATTTTGATGAAAATATAGTCTCTACATATGATAAAAATATAATTTTAAAAGAAGGAAGCGTGGAAGCTGCTGAAGAAAGATTAGCAATAGCTTTTTCTATGTCAGATATTAATTTTAAAGATGAAATTTCAGAAAAAACTAAAAGTTTTATATTCGGAAAAATAAAAGTTGGCATTCCAAAGCCTGATATTGCAGAAGATGGAACAAATTTTACTCATAATGTAAATAGTAGCGATGAATTTTTACTTGAAGCTATTGGAACGAGCATTTCAGAAGTAGATGGCGATGAGGGACTAAATTTTTACTTACCTTCAGACCCTCCATTTACAGCAACTTTAATGCAAGTATCAGGCAACCATGAAATATTTACGTCAGGAGGAGACTTACATTGGGATTCAAGACCTAGCTCTGACATTACAAATGAAGAAAATTTGTTTACCGATTTATTTTCTTACGAAATTACTGATTGGAGCACTCCAAATGCTTTTGATGGCATATCTTTAATTTACAGAATTAGAGGAGTAAATGAACTTAATGCTCTTAAACAAATAAAAATTAACACAGAAATATATAGCCTTGGGTTAGTTCAATATAATATTTTTGAAAATGTTTTTGATGATGATTTTTATGCAGATTTATACGGAAGGGCAAATCACCCAGAAGATTTTGTTGAATCTGAAGAATTAGGGTATTTTGAATATAAATATACAGAAGCAGGAACTTTTATTGAGGGAGAATCATTGCCAAAAATTCTTCTTGAAAATCCTTGCGATATAATATATCACATATTAGAAAAAGAATTAAACCAAATTGATTCTATGGATAGAGATTTATGGAAAAAAGCAAGAAATAATACAAGAGATATAAAATTAGCTTTTTCTACAACAGATAAAATAAATTCTAAAAAACTTTT